GAAGGGAGAGCCATTGATCTTCATAGGTGTGGTTCTCCACATCGGACTCTTTATCGCGATACTCATTGCGATAGGGAACTGGCATGACAAGAAACATGCCAGAGAAGTAGCGGCTCTTGAAGCTAGAAGAGCAGCACAGCAACAAGCGAAACGCAGTACCAAAGTCAGATATTCACAGCCTAAGCCTGAGAAGCCTGAGGGTGTTAAGGTGGAAACGCCTGCAACTTCAAGCGACACAGTTAACAAGGGCTTCGATAGCTGGCTTGACTAATCCCTTCAAACGGGAGACAAGATGACTGAGATATGGAAACCAGTAGTGGGTAATCCTCATTACGAAGTTTCTTCACTTGGTCAAGTCCGTTCTAAAAGAGGACTACTTGAGCCTTTCCCACATGGTAACAACAGATATCTGATGGTGAGCCTTGCTAGGTTCAATGGCACAGGTTTCAAACAGGTAACTGTTCACAAGCTCGTGTTGGAAGCTTTCGTTGGAGAACAACCCAGCGAAAATCACAGGGGTCATCACAAGAACGGAGTCAAAACCGACAACTCTGCTGCGAACCTGGAATGGCTAGACTTCCGTGCTCATGGCAGAGCACACATGAAACTTGATGAGGCTGCACGTTTCGATATTGCACTTCGATACGAGTCTCGCAAGACAACCATGCGTGCTCTTGCAAGAGAGTACGGAGTTGGTATAGCAACAATTCACAGGATCGTACACAGGAGAGTGAAATGAGAGAACGCGATATCAATCGCAAGCTCTTTCACGCAGGCCACTATAATGTCATTGCTGGAAGGCTTAGGCGTCAGCTTGAGCCTTACATGATGGCTGACACAGCAGGAGTAGCTCCGAATCTCCTGTCTGCTAGAGTGGCTCTCGTGGATCTGTGCCTTGAGTTTGCATATCGGCTTCAAGCTGATAACGAGGATTTCGATCCTCACCGCTTTCTCAAGGCTTGCTCACCGAATCCTGAGCAGTTTCCTTTGGAAACTCTGTGGGATATCGACAACTACAACCATTCCATCAAGGTGGAAGTGGTTGACTGATGGATTGGCCCTCAGCAACGCTGTGGATCATATTCATCGCAGCAATCTGTTTCATCCTCTGGCTAGTAACTAGGCGGTGAACAGTGAGTAACAAAGCAAGGAAAAAGCGGTTACTCGTAGAAGTAGCCGAAACGCAACGTGAACAGGCCAAGCTTGAAGAGAAGATGAACAAGCTGCTCTTCAAGTATGAGCGACTTGCTGGTGCTGAGAAAGCACTCGCGATCATGACTGGCTTGCAAAAAGCCATTCCCGCGTTGACGGAGGAAGAGTTTATGATCTGTTCTCCGTTAATCAGGAAGTACATGATCGAAGTGCAGAGCCTTGCTGGCCCTGAATTTCTCGAAGCTAATCCTGACTTCGTGAAGCTATCGAAGCTAATCGGTCAGGCTGCTGACTTGTTCAACCAAGCGGAACAGGATTACAAACGGCAAGTAAGACTAGCCAAGCGTAGTCCTGTGCCTGATGTTGTTCAAGAGGGCCGCAAGTGTTCACGTTGTAACAAACGACCTGCAAAGTTTGATGATTTGTGTGGTCGTTGTGCTGAGGAAACGGGAGTCAGAGCACACGGAAAGGTGTGATTAGATGCCCGAAGGAGCCAGAAGCATGGCTTTCCTCGATCCACTGGAAAGAATCGCATTTCAGTGGGCGGTGAAAAACAAGCTAAGGGAATTCAAGACTAAGACTGATGGTCTGACGCTTGCGTTGGATTATGAGCGAAAGCCTGGATTCATCTGGTTTGTGCCGAAGAGTCCTCGCAAGGGAATCAGTAATGTCCCTTGTGGTTGGCTCAGTATCGAGGCCGTGCTTGACAAGGTGTGGGTCAGGAGTTAGTAAGTCAGATGGCTACTTCCTCCGTTGATCCATTTTGGGTGGCAGTACAGGAAGCACATGATCGTGTACTGTTTCACCCAGAGACAGAACTCACCATCGAACTTGGTGATAGACGAGCAACTGTGTGGGCTAAACGGGATAGTGAAACGGGTCAGCTCAAGGTGCAAATCGAAACCGAGTACATCGTGAGACAGAACGAACAAGACAAGGTGGGTGAATAACTTGCCAAAGGTCGGACTTCGCGAGTCGTTCGAAATGAACACTCGCGACAAGTACACCAAGGTCGAGTGTGAGGTTGGCATGACCGTCAATGGTCGTGAGCTTCCTAACATGGCTATCCTTGGTGCCGCTCTTGAAGAGGCTATCAAGCTGATTCAGGAGCGTGTGTCTGAGAGCTACAAGGTTGTTCCTCCTCGTAATGAGTTTGAACAACCAGCTCAGCCAGCTAGGCCCAGCCCAGTTGGAACGGTGGCTGATCTTACTAGTCACCCAACACAGCCTGTCGTTAAGCCTGTCCCGTTTGGTTCTTAACCAGCGGGACAGGCTTCACAACACAAAAGGACGGGGGGTAGCTTTTGCCACTTAGTCCAGAAAAGATCGCGGAGCTAGTCAAGAAACGTGATGCTCCCAAACCAAGTAGAACTGGTCGTAAGAAGTTCAATCCTAACGACCGGAGCTACCAAGCGTGGTTCGCTATGGAACATCATCTTCTTAACGAGGATAATGAGATGGCGCGCTGCGACAATCCAGACTGTATTGATCCGCGTGACAAGACGTATGGGCAGACAGTTGTGGATATCAACGGAAAGTCCCTTTGTCGCTATTGCTTTCTAGGCGGCTGGCTAACCACTAACCAGGAGCAGCAAGAGATTGCGACAGGAGACACTGTTTCTGCATAGCCTCGCGTTCTATCGCGAGCTTGAGAAACGGGCTGACACAAACGAGGACGGTATCGTTGTATTTGAGGGGCATACAACGAAGGTGATGAATCATCTGAGCATTTCGTCTACATGGTACTCTCCTATCATGCGGGCACTCACGGAATGCGACTGTATCATCTCTTTACAACGAGGCACCGTACATCAGCCTTCCCTCATTATATTGAGGGGTGAGCCGACCGAGGAAAATTTTTCGTCGGGGGGCTTGACACCGGCCCGGCATCTTGCTACACTGGTGGCGCGGTTAGAGAAACGGGTCAACGCCTTGGAAGGGTGGCGCGAGGCTCAGGGAGGATTGAATGTCGCAGAAGCGATGCTCAATCTAGAACGGAGACTAAGCCAGCTAGAACAGGAGAGAGTGAATGCCAAGGCAACGCAGGACAGCAACACAAACCGAGGTTCAAACTGATACCTCACAAACCGAAAGGAAAATCAAAATGCCGATGACTGCTGAGCAGATCCGTGCGGTGTATGCCAAGCGTCGCACGAAGGGTCTGTACGGTGAGCTACTCGCTACTTTCATCGAGTCTGGTGAGGGTGGAGTGAGTGTTCGGGAAGAGTGGCCTACTCAGTTCTCATGGGACGAGAGCAAGTCCGGTGAGAAGGGTGATGAGAAGGGCAAGACTGCTTCCACGCTCAAGCAGGGCTTCGAGAATGCGAAGGACAAGAAGGACGTTCCTGACTCCTTCGCACTCATCGACGTGATCGTGGATGGTACTGATGTGTACCTCCTGAATCGCGCGATTCTCGACGCGACTGTTACGGGTGAGGTCGAAGAGGCCGAGGCCGCGTAACATATCAAGCCTAGCTAGCATCCCTAGCTAGGCTTGATAGACTGCTCACTACTCTGGGTAGGTGAGCAGTCTATCAAGTCTAGTGAAAGGTAACTCAGATGACTAAGCAAGAGTTCATCAATCACGAGCTTGATACATGGGGCGAGGATGAGGTCTTTGCTCTGCTTGACAAGGGCTTCGAGCCTATCCAGCTTCTGAGTCAAATCGACGGTAACGTTGAAGTCAAGTGGACTTGGAGGTTGACAAACGGTGCGAACTGTGGTAGACTTAGCACCGGCGGCAATCCGACGTTTCTCCCGTTTCGGCGGGTTGCTCGCATCTGAGTCAGACGAGATGAGCGCCTGAAATGGATGCTCTCTCGTCTGGCTCTTTATTCGCTTGTCCTTCGTGTGGTAACTTAGTAACGGAGCTACACGAACTAACGGGATTTTGCGGCACCTGTTCTAAACCCAGCACAGGGGGCAACCATAATGTAGTCAAGCAGGAGAGAGCGTTAGCAAAGAATGCTGATGCTATCGAACACTACTTGACTAATGGTTCAGCAACTACAACCTGGCAAGCATTAAGGCTAGCACGACAGGATAGAGCAATCTGTGTAGTGTGTGGTCAACCAATATCACACGCTTCACGGAATGTTGTATTCTGTCGTAGGTATGCTGAGTGTCGTCGTTACAGTAGACGATACGTGTATCTCTACACAGAACGCAAGATGACTAAAGCAGAAGCGTTAGCCACTGTGTTTAGTGAACTCACGTGACGCGCTAGCTGCTAAAAACACGGGAGAACATATGAGCGAAACTCTGCCTGTGCCGGGGGTTAACAAGCCACCGGCACGTAAGCCGCTTCTCAAGAAGCGTCCTACTGGCAAGTTTAAGCAGCGGGAATTTCAAACCGCTGACCTCGCATATATGGATTCCATTGATGGTGGCTCTTGTAACTGGTCAGAGATGGGCAGCTTCAAGACTACCACGGCGGAATGGCTTATCGAGCTTAAGACTAAGCACATTCCGAATCCGCGCGTCCTCATCATTACCACTAAGACTGGTAAGGGGCCGTATCTGGAATCACTGTGGGAGGTACTGCCTGAGTGGGATATCTTCGTAGCGGGGGCTAAGAAGAATCAGCTTGTTCTCGGGTCTAAGGTGACTCCGTGGAACGTGAAGCTTCCGAATCCTCTCTACTTGCGGCCTGTGATTGTGCTCGCACACTATCACTGTTTCACCAATCGTGCGTGCATTCCACAGCAAGTGCAGGAAGTCGTCGAGATGAATGGCAAGAAGATCAAGCGTCCCGTCTATGACGAGGAGACTGGTCTTATCAAGATGACTGATCCTTTTTGTGCTCCGCTGCTCACTAAGCATTGGGATATGATTGTGGTCGATGAGGCCCATCGTATCAAGAACTTCGATTCTCAGTGGACACGGAACATCAAGAAGATCAAGGCACCGTATCGCCATATCATGACCGGCACAGGATTCGTGAACAATCCTGCTGAGATTTGGTCGCTTCTCGATTTTGTGTGGCCTGGTAGTAATTCTCCGCATCACGCGGTTGTCAACAGCACAGGCTATTGGCCGTTCCGTGAGTATTTCTGCGAAGAGGACTATGACCGTGGCTATCGCAAGATCGTTGGGATCAAGCCTCAGAAGGAAGAAGAGTTCAAGTCCTTGGTAAGACAAGTCGGCGTGAGGCGCACGATGCTTGAGTGTTTCCCCGATATCACGGAGCCTATCGAGACTGTCGTTGAAGTCGAGCTTTCACCTGAACAGCAGAAGATGTATGACGGTATTGAAAAGTACCTCATGGCTCTTGATGCTGAGGGTGTTCCTCTTCATAGTCCGACAGTTCTCAGTATGCTGTCTCGACTGAGGCAGATCGCGGTTGCTAAGCCGAAGGTACTTCGTGATGAGTGGGATGAAGTGAAGGACAGACGAGTGATCGAGGTTGAGCTTACTGAGCCTAGCTCTAAGCTTGACGCAGCTATGGAGATCATCGAGGGTCTTGAGTGGGACAGCGATCGTAAGGATCAGGTCGTTGTATTCAGTAACTTCAAGCAGCCTCTCGTGCTTCTCAAGGCAAGACTCGAAAAGGCTGGTATCACCTATATCCACATGACCGCTGATATGAATGACAAGCAGCGGTACGAACTGTGGAAGCCTGATGGCCCTTGGTGGACTCAGAAGGCTCAGGTGTTTCTCAGCACTCTCGATCTTGGTGCTGAGTCGATTAACCTCGCTGCTGCACACAGAGCCATCTTCCTTGACCAGCATTGGTCGCCTGCTAAGAACAAGCAGGCTATCGGTCGTATCTATCGGCCTGGTCAAACCGGAGCTGCTCAGCTCATCTACATTCGCGCAAGAGGCACGGTAGACTATCGTGTCCTTGATGCCGTAACGGAAAAAGGTGGCTGGTTCAAAGCCATATTTGGCAACGACGAAGATGATGACGATTAAACTAACAAGAGGTAAAGTAGCTCTTGTTAGTAACAGGGATTTTGAGCGTGTATCGAAATACAGTTGGATAGCCAATCGTACATGGCAGGGAAAGTGGTATGCCTACATGAGTGGCAATCCGTGGATTTCGATGCACGCTTTTATCCTTGGCAAACCAAGCTTCGGTAAGATAATCCTTCATCTGAACGATGACGGATTAGACAACAGACGAGAGAACCTCAAGATCGGAACGAACAGTGATAACCAACATCTTCGTTGGAAGGATGCCAAAGGTTATTACTGGGAAACTGCCAGAGGTAAGTGGTACGCGAGTATCACCGTGGACTACAAGAAAATCTTTCTTGGTAGATTCACGAGAGAAGAAGATGCCATGATGGCATATCAAACCGAGAAGCAGAAGGTTCTAGACAGAATCTTCGGTGAGGACTAACATGACAGACCGAAGCAAATCACCGATCGAGCATACGCTTAAGAGACTGTTCGGTGACACAAACCACGTAGCACCAGAAGCTCTCTTGTTCGGTACACTGGCATGGGTAAACGGATGGAGTCAGCCAGTGTCAGGAAAAGGTGGAGCGAATAGCTGGTCTGCTCTCGATGATAAGGGTGAGCAGATTAGGATTCGTTACAGCCATGAGAACGGAGTGATCGAGCTTTTCAAGAACGGGATCAATGGCAAGAAGATTGCCACGTTGACCAACAACGCCGCCGTTCTCAAGTTCTTCAAGGTGAAGCCGTAGTCGTGAGTACGTTCAACAGCAAAGAAGTCGTTGATAGGCTGATTGCCAACGACGGCTACTACTTCGATGATCCTAGAGTAATCAGGATTGTCGAGTATCAGAACGCGCACGGTGGAACGTGTTGGGGAGTCGTGTACGAAATGGAATCACAGGATAGATGGTTTCGATACGACGAAGAAACTCACTACGTTCGCAACCCCAAAGTCATCTGGACTTGTATCACAATTCCAGGGCTTAACTAACGGGAGACAACATGGCAAAACTCAAAGTAACATACCGTCCCATCACTGATGACGACGGTGGAGCACAACTGGCTGAATGGGATATGGGTACTGAGCTAGCCGCTCAGTTGCTCAACGATATCAACTTGTGTTCCCTTCGTCCTGCTCCATTCCGTATCGACACTGAGGACTACAAAGTCTATTGGGCTGGTACGATCCTTCGTGTCGATATTAACAGGAACGCGGTGACAAATGAGTAGTGAACTTCCTCAGCCGGGTCAGCGGGTCAGATGGCGTTGGGCTGAGCCTAACACCGATCCTGCTGAACTCAACGGCAAGATCGTGAGTGTCGATCCAAAGAACCTTGAGTGTCTAGTCAAGTTCGATGACGGCACAGAAGAAACGTGCGACTGGTCAGACCTCGTAATCGTAACGGGAGAAAGCGATGCCCAAGACCAAGACTAAAGCGCTTCTCAAACCATACTGGAAACATTTTCGTAGTCCTACCACGAAAGCCATTCATGTGGAAGAATTCGATACAGGCAAGTCCCTGTGCGGTCTTTTGAAAACAGAGGGCTTGACTCCGATGACTACCTATGAATTGCGTAGAGCACAAGACTACGAATTCTGCATGAAGTGTGACAGTCTGCGAGGTTTCTGGAAGTGAGTGATCTAACTCCATGCAACTTCTGCACCATGCAGAATATGAAAGCTCGCGCTGAAATGCGTGGCGTTGAGTTGATCGTTCAGTTGGAAACTGAGGGTGATATGGTAGATTGGTGGAGTGCTCGTTACTCCGATCAGACTGAGCCCTCTGCATGGTTCATGGCAATCACTGACAGTTGTGCCTGCTGATGGACGTAGGCTTCACTGGTACTCAAGGTGGGATGACTGAGGCTCAGCGTAAATCGCTGAGACAGGTACTCAAGGAGCTTCATAGTGGAGAGCTAGGTGAAGATGAATTCCACTATGGCGCGTGTGTCGGTGCTGACTCACAAGCCGTGCTTGAGGCGTTTGACGTTGGTTACGTCATTGTCGCGTATCCCGCGAATGACGTGGCTATGACTAAGCAGGGATTGATTCACGAGCAAGCTGTAGCTGTTGCGTCTATGCCTGCTTTGAGGCGTAACAAGATGATCGTTGATAACTCGGATACCCTGATTGCTGCTCCGAAATATATGAGCGAATCGTTAAGAAGTGGTACGTGGTCAACTGTGCGGTATGCTCGCAAACAGAGTAAACCGATCATCTACATCTGGCCTGACGGTAAAGTACAACGGTGAAAATCCCTAAGCCAGATAGGGCAACGGAGCAACAGCGTGAACAGCGTCAGAAGCAGATGAAGAGGCGTATCCGCCGTAAGCGGTATCGTCGCGGTAAGTGAGTAAGCTGCCAGAAAAAATTTGGCTGACCCCTTGACTTGGGCGAGCCGATGTAGTATCCTGGCTGGCTCGCAAGACGCCCAGCTAGCAGGAAACGGGAAAGATGGGACAAATCGAGTGAACGGAGAAAGTGAATGGTACGCCTTACGGTCGAAAAAGGCGTGCTCCAAATCATTTTCACCAGTCATTCAAGGCACCACAAAGAGAAACAAGGCCGCAATCGGAACGAGAGTTCCAACAAGCAGAAAGCATGTTCTATGAACATGCGAAACGGGATATACGCAGAACGGGAGCTAGAGTCATCAAATGACAGAGGTAGAAACACGCCACTCTCTCTGGCGTCCGCCTGAAATACCTGACAAGTACGATATCATACCGATCCACAACTCGGATCGGGGATCATTCCGTAGGTGTCGTAGGTATTTCGATTGGTCTAGTCCGACGCGCCAGAACCTAAGTCTGCGCGCGGATCTAATGGGTATCAATACCGACCTGTGGTTTGGGACGGGAATTCACTATGCCCTAGAATCTTTCTATACACCTGGCCTACGCCATGATCCTGTCGAAGCATGGAAAACATGGTTTGACATACAATGGCGTGGTGGCTTAGTTGGTGAAGAGTGGCTCGATCGTGTTTACGATCTTGAGCCTAAACAGCATCTAAGCGATCTGCAATCAGGTGTGTTGTGGCTTGTGCGGGGTTTGGAAGATATCTTGCCCGACCCCGATGGTTTGGTTTACAACGAGCTTTACGAGCTTGGTGTAAACATGATGGAAGGCTACAAAGCTGTCGCAGCCAAGAAGGATGGCTTCGAGGTTCTAGTTGCGGAACACGACTTCTCGATTCCCATTTGGGACTACGAGAATGAGTGCATTCTCAAGGCAGTAGACCTCCGCGAACAGTCTCCTAATTATGGCAAGACTCTTGACGTTCACAATCGTGGACGCATGGATGCTATCTGGGCTAAGCCTAATGGCAAGCTTGGCATCCTTGACCACAAGACTTCAAGCCGTATTGACGAGGAATTTTTTGAGAAGCTAGAGAGCGATGAACAATGCACTAGCTATCTCTACGCAGGTGAAGTTGAAGCGAAGTATTACGATCTTCCCTACGCGGGCGAACCGATGGAGGAAGTGATCTACAATGTACTCCGCAAGACTTACCCGAAACCCCCAACGATGGTTCGTGGTGGACTCTTCTCTGTCAACAGAAATGAGGAGTCAGCTACATTCGAGATGTTGCAGGACTGGATGGCATCGCAAGATCCGCCACTCACCTATGACGAGTTGCCTGAGAAGCACCAAGGTTACTACTCGTACTTGCGGGACGTAGGTGACGAACAGTTCTACATCAGGAAGCTGGTACGAAGAAATCGACACCAGCTTCAAAACGCGGGATACCGACTGTATCTTGAAGCGATGGATATGCTCGATCCCTCCTTACGAATCTATCCCAATCTCTCCAACAGCTACAAGTGTCTCCGCTGTGCATTCCGACAGCCGTGTCTCGCAAAGGAATCAGGATATGATTGGGAGCAGTTGATTCGTGATAACTATACACGGACAAGGGACAGATAAATGATTGTCGTAAGGATAGCCGCTGGTATAATCGCTGTAATCGTCTACTCGATGTTGGCTCTCTTGGTTCTCGTGATACTCATAGCAATGGTAAAGGTGGCAATGGGATGGTAATGTTGGCGATGGAGATTGGCTAGCTCCCAAGGCTTCTGACCGAGTAGCCTAGGACGCGAATCGGTTAGCTAATCACTATCACAGGTGAAGTTGCTGGCAAACAAGAAGTACAGGAGCTAGCTAATGTCCACCGTCAACAAACAAGAAAGGACACGGATAGTGGAGACTACAGAAACTCCGCAGCCTGCACCTGATCCTGCTGGTGAGCCTGGTGTTGAAGGCCCGGCTGGTGAGCCAGAGGAAGAGACTACTGAGGAAGAGGCTGAGAACGGCGAGGACGAGGGTACTGGCGAGGAAGAGTAATGCCGCTAAGTCTCGATCAAATTAAAGAACTCCAAGCTAAGCAGACAACTAACAAGTCTGCAACAGCATGGGAACCGGAGACTAAGCAAGGGCCAGTCAGGCCGTTGCTTCACACCGATAAGACAAGACGGTGTTGTCAACGTAAGTGTATGACTCCGGCTGGATGGAGCGTTAAGGGCATACCGTACTGTGTCATACATGCGATGTATGCCCTTAACGCTCTGGTCGTGGAGGCATCGGGTGAAGAAGTGACTTGGAAGAAACCCGATCCCATCGACCTGTTCGAGCTTCTCGATCTTCTGTACGACGTGACTAAAGACTTGGACACCGGCCCTGACTATTGGGTACGAGACAAGACACGAGAAGCGATCGACAAATATCTCAACGAAACTCATTACCCAGCACTACGCAAACAGCTAGATCGAATCGAGGCATATCGAAATGGCGACAGCGCCAGCTTCGACGGAACCCTCTAAAGTACCACTCATAGCAGACATTCCACCCGCAGGTTATCATGCGTTGGACGCTCTGCGTGAGAAGCTGCAAGTCAAGCCACCTGATGAAATCGTAGATTGGTTGAATATTTTGATCTACGGTGATCCGGGCGTTGGTAAGACTTGGCTCGCTGGTACAGCAGACGATGATCCTCGCACTAGTCCTGTGCTGTATCTGGATTGCGAGGGTGGCGTGACTACCATTCGTCACCGTAGGTCGATCGAAGTAGTGAGAGTGCGTAGTATCCCGCAGTTGGAGGATATCTACAATACACTGTATTACTCGATTGACTCCAGCACAGGAAAGATCCCATATGGCACGGTTATCGTTGATCCGATCACTGAGCTAGCCGACCTCGATATGAGGACAATCATGAAAGAAACACATGCGGCTAAGCCAGAGACAACGGATATTGACGTACCTTCGCCAAGAGAATGGGGCAAGAATCGGAATCACATCAGACTGATTGTTCGTGGTCTACGTGATCTTCCGTGTCATACCATTCTCACCGCACACGCTGGTAAAGACCAGGATAACAGTACACCGCCGATCGTGAGTTACTACCCCGGTTTCGCTGGTAAGTTGAAAGTGGAGATATCGGGGTTCATGGACGTAGTGGGGTATTACTATCCTGACACTATGACCGGCGAAGTTGTACGTAAGCTGCAAGTCACAGGGACACGTCGTATCCAAGCGAAGGATAGAACTGACAGACTTGGAGGCGTGATTGAAAATCCAACGATCCCGATGCTATGGGATCTAATCTCAAAAGACCCGGAAACAAGTGAAAACGACAACGAAGCGTTGGTGGATTAAATGCCGAAAATCGCAGTACGAACCGAAGATCGCATCAGGATCGAGCTTGAGTACGACGACTACAAGGAGTGGGAAGATATCCTCGGAGACGATGCTGAGGAACACACCACTCTAGTCGATCCCAACGATCCTGATAGCGGTTGGTGGAAAACCCTGTATGTCAAGGTCGGAGAAACTGAGTATCGTTTCTCTGGCCCCATCATGCGATCACGCGAAGAGTGACAAACAAAAGGAGTGACCAAACATGAGTGGCCCGCTTAACTTGGCGGACGCAGACCTTTCAGGGTTTGATCCGATCGAGCCTGGTAGGTACAACGCGGAAGTGTTTGACATTTCGTGGGATGCTGTGAAGAACACCGATGGTACTGGCAAGATGCCTGCTGGTACTCCGATGCTCAAGATCCAGTTCAAGATCACGGATGAGGGTCTTGTCAATCGTCGCGTGTTCGTCACGTATGTCAATCCTCCGAAGGACTACGATCAGGCCAAGGCCGCGAAGATGCGTGGCATGATCGCACGCTTCTTCATCGCACTCGGTATCTCCGAAGAGGTTGTTCGTGGTAAGGGCTTCGATCCTGACTTCGAGGAGTTGAAAGGCACTCCTTGTGTGGTTGTTGTTGGTAAGGAGCAGAAGCGCACCCGCACCGGCGATATCATCGAGGGCGAGTACAACAATCCTGTTAAGGGCGTCAAGCCCGCAGGATCAATCGCTAGCACAACTAGCGGCGCACTCCTGTAGTTTGCAAATGTAGTCTACACCCGATCCCCAAGTCCCGTGTAGATTACACCCGGTAGCGTGAGACTGTGACCGGGCACTTCGATCCGAAGGACTCACGCAATAGTTTCGCAGAGTAACAAGGAGAGATATGGCGGTAATGGAAGCTAAAAGCGAAATCAGGATTAAGTTCTTCGATATGTTGTTCGGAGAACAGAGTGGTTGGCTTTGTATTGCTACCACTGACCGTGATCCAAAATTTAAGAACTTTAGACAAGAGTTCTTTAACTGGCCTAGGCAGAGAATAGACGTAGAAAACTTCATCCTCAAGGCAGAGGGTAACAAAAACGTCTATTTCTGCATCAACCTGCTTGAGAAGGCTGAGCGCAAGAAAGAGTATTGTCTCAAAACCAAGCTGATTTGGGCCGACTTGGATAACGTGAATCCTGATGAATTTGATAAACTTCCGCCGCCCATCGTCATCAAGTCTAGTCCTGGTAGATGGCAGGCTATCTGGCGTATGCCTATGCCAATTCCACCTTTTCAAGCTGAGGAATACAGTAAGCGCATCGCTTATCTAATTGGCGCGGATAAGTCTGGATGGGATCTGACGCAGCTTTTGCGAGTCCCATACACGCAGAACTTTAAGTACAGTCCTCCGGCGATGATCGAGCTTGAGCGTTGTCTTGAGACAGAAGCTAAATCGCTTCTTTTCGAGGCTTTGCCGCCTTCTACGCCGCCGCCTAGTACACCGATTCCCGAAGCTATTGGTGATATAACTGCGGAGCACATTCTTTATAAGTTCAAGCATCTCTTGACTAGAACTAAGTTCTTCGCGTATTACAACACCGAGCCTTCACCGGAAGATAACTGGTCAGCAATTCTGTGGAAGGTCATCAACGAATGCTTCCGTTGTGGTATGTCGATGGAAGAAACATTCATCGTAGCAAAAGAAGCCAAGTGCAACAAATACAAGCGCGACTTCAGACCTGTAGAAGATCTATGGCGCGAAGTAGTCAAGGCGGCAGACCAGCATAATATTGATGCTGCATTCAAAGAGGAACTGCTTGAAATGCCCGAGTTGGTTCCTGGGCCTGATTCAGATACCTTCGTAGATGACTATAGAGAGTGGGCTTCTGGCTGCACGGATGCTGTCGTGGATTACCACGATTTGTGCATCATCGTTGCGCTGAGCGCCATAGTCTCAAACTCGGTGAGACTCTCTACTTCCGCAGGTTCTATCGTCCCAAATCTTTGGGGCATTCTCCTAGGTGATTCCACGCTGACGCGCAAGACTACATCTATGCGGCTCATCATGGATATCCTGGTTACGCTGGACAACGAGCTTGTCTTTGCTACTGATGGTTCGCCAGAAGGTCTGCTTTCTGCGCTAGCTGAACGTCCGAATAGAGCAAGCATATTCTTCAAGGACGAGATTTCCGGCTTCTTCAACGCTATGCGACGCAAAGAGTATAACGCAGGAATGCAAGAAATGCTGACCGCTCTGTATGACGTGCCACCTTTCCTTACTAGGCGACTCCGCAAAGAAATCATCACGGTTGAATCATCAGCATTCATTTTCTTGGGAGGAGGAATTCCCGGTCGTGTGAGCGATACGATAGATGAATCGTTTGTCGATTCCGGATTTCTTCCACGCTTCCTCATTGTTGAAGGCGAAGCCGATCTTGAAACTCGTAGACCGCTTGGCCCTCCAACAGAGCAAAACCTTACTGGACGAATGATGGTCGTAAACAAGCTTGCCGATATAACCGAGGACTACAGCGGCAACGTGGTTCAGACGGTAGGTGGTCAAAAAGTCTTGATGCCCAAAAGAGTGGTGGCTACACTTACTGACGATGCCTGGCGTAGAAGCGAAGAGTTTGAGAAGAAGATGCTTAAGACAGCAAACAAGTCCGTTCTCAAGAATCTCGCGCTCCCGACGTTTGATCGGCTAAGCCGTAGTACGGTGAAAATGGCGGTCATCTTTGGTGCCATTCGTCAGAAGCCTATCAATGAAGCCATTACCATCAACGAAGGTGACATGATTAACGCAGCTTGGTACATTCAGCGTTGGGGACAATATTCAATTAAAATGTTTGCGAATGCTGGAAAAGATATCAGAGAAAGAGTCTACGACAAAGCTGTCGATCTCATCACAGATCGTCCTGGTATCAAACGTGGAGATATCGGTCGCTATCTCAAGCTAGAGGCTAGGGATCTTTCAAGAGTTCTAGAAACTCTCGAAGAACGAGGACTCATCTACAGCGAGAAGCGAGGAAAAGCCACACATTATTATCCGGTGCGATATTGGGCTAATCCTCGTAAGGAGGACGAAGAACTATGATTTTGGGGTTGTGTGGACTCAAGCAGAGTGGCAAAGATACAATAGCAGCATATCTTGTGAAGAATCACGGATTTGAGCGCAAGGCATTCGCTGACCCATTGAAGCGATCCGTTGCTGCTCTCTTTGGGCTTCGATTTCAAGACATTGACAAACTCAAGATGGACGAAGATGTGCAAGTAATGGTTACCAAGTATGGTGAACCGCGAATCTCAATGTCAATGCGTGTGCTACTTCAGCGATATGGGACAGAAGCGCATCGTGATGTATTTGGGAACTGCTTTTGGGTAGACCTCACACTCCCTGTGCAGGGTTTTTATCCGGGGCGCGCGATTGTCGTAACTGATGTGAGATTCCGTGAAGAAGCAGAACGAGTAAAGTTTCTAGGCGGACGCATTATTTACGTACAACGTGACGAAGCGGCCCTTGTGAACAAAGACCAGCACAGGAGTGAGGACATTGACTTTGCGAACCTGATCGACGGTTCTATCTCAAACAACGGAACACTAGAAGAACTCTACGATGCTGTGGAGATACTCATTGCTACCAGTCCGCTCGAAACCGTCTGCTGATAGGCACTATAAAGAGCAAGCTGAACGCAATCACTATCTGCGCGTCGTCACGCTCAAGCCTATTCCTTGGTGGAAGGAATGTTCTCACATCGACCCCGAATACATCAGACGGGAGTATCAAAAAGAAATCTTCTCAATCCTCAGAGCAAGAGGCATCACTGGCGAGGAACGTATCCGTATCAGGAAACTCGTCAGTGATGAACAAAAACGTAGATACAGACGAAACAGGAGAATAGAACGTAGTGGCTACTGATACCAAATCACAACGCAAGCACCCACTCGCTATATGCGAGAAGTGTCCGTTTAAGAACAGATCGTTCGCAGCTACTACTGGCCCTGTTGATGCCAAGATCGCAGTAGTCTCACGATCGCCAGGACACTACGAAGCTTTGGCTGGTAAATCTTTCACTGGCCCATCAGGCAAGGTTCTCGACCATTTGCTTCAAGTGCATGGAACCGATAGGTCTGAGGTTCTCGCGACTAACGTGGTTCTCTGTCAGTCAGATGGTCAAGAGACTGGTTTCGCGCTCGCTCAGGCTTGCTGTGAGCCACGCTTAGACGACGACATTTCCCAGGCTGAGACAGTCATAGCTTGCGGTTCTGAGGCCGTGTACGGCGTTCTAGGAGCCTCCAACATTTCGCAGAATCGTGGATACCCACACATGCGTCAAGTGGGTGATGGTGATGACACTAGACTACAACGGGTGATAGTCACAAATAACCCGGCTGTCGTCTTGCGCGATGACGCAAACTACCCTGAATTGGTACGAGACTTTAGGCTCGCTCTTGATCCGCTTCCCGAGCCTGATATGCCAACGGTGCGTATCATTGACAATATCCATGAGGCTAGAATGGCTGTCATGGATATGACTGAGCTTATCACGCATCATGGGTTTGTTGCGTGTGACATTGAGACTCGTGGTGTTGGTGGTCGTGATGGCTTGGCACACACGGCAGAAGTGGTCTGTGCTGGGTTTTCAATCAGGCCCGAGCGCGCCGTCGTTTTTGGGGAGAATGTTCCACTTGACACATATCACTTCTTGTTCGAGCTTGAGGACGTGTCCTATTTGTGGCACAATGGCAAGTATGACGTCAGTATCCTTCAAACTCATGGAGTCCACGCCAGAGTGGATGAGGATTCAATGCTACTTTCCTGGTGTCTTGATGAAAGACCGGGTGATCCTGAAAGTGGCGCTGGCGGGCACTCTCTTGAGTGGCTCTTGAAAGACGAACTAGGATGGCCGAGGTATGAGCCGCCTAGTGTTCGACAGTTCAAGAAGGACGGCAACTTGGTTAACCCAAGGGAGCTGTATGAGTACAACGGTCTTGATACCGCTGGTTCTCTAGCTCTCTTTGAGATTCTCAAGGCTCGCGCGATTCACGACAACGTATGGGATAAGCCGTATAAGAGTCTGCTCATCCGCTTATCTGAGGCTCTCACGATGGTCGAGCTTGAGGGTAATCTCTTTGATTCGGAGAAAGCCTGCGATCTACTAGAGCTTGAGGTTTGGCCTAAGCTACAGGTTCAACGTGGTATTATGCGCCAAATCTCGAAGAGGCCAGCTCTCAATCCTAACTCACCTAAACAGCTAGAAACACTGATGTACGACGAGTGGGGTATTACGCATGATTTGATGCGTCCCAAGATTGAGAGACAAGGTAAGCGTTCCACAGACAAGGTGGTTCGCGAGACTCTCTTGCTTGGCAACTACAAGTCGAGCTTCGATGGTAGTGAGAACAACGGGAGAGAGGCGATTGACCAATTCATCCAGACTCTCGATGACTTCAAGGAACTGGATACTCAACGTTCTCGCTACCTTGAGGGGCTAATCCTCAAGCGATTCCCAAACGGGAGAATCTATACAACCTTCAAGATTCATGGAACTGAGTCAGGGAGACTGTCTAGTGCGAACCCGAATCTTCAAAATATCACTCGCACGAAAGAGGGCTTGCCGAACATACGTAGTTGTTTTGTCCCCGATCCGGGGTGCGTTTTTATTTCAGCCGATCTTTCCCAGGCTGAGCTACGCACGATCGCGGTTCTCAGTGGTGATAACGCTCTCCAGTCGATCTATTTGGATACGACTCGTTCACTACACAAAGAAGTTGCCGCTGAGTTCTATGGAACCGACTTCACTTATGAACAGTATGTCCGAGCCAAGAACATCAACTTCGGAGTAGCATACTGGCAGAGTGCATTCAGCTTCGCACAAATGTATCACATGCCACAGGACGAAGCGCAACGCTACATTGACTACTGGTGGGAGAGATTCCCAAACGTGTGGCGTTGGACGAAAGACACAGAAGCGATGGTAATGGAGCGTGGCGAGCTTCAATCTCCATTCGGTCACAAGCGTAGGTTCTTCGTGATTCCAGCGGATGAGTCAGCTCGCTTGCACGTCATCAAAGAGGGTATCAACTTCCTTCCGCAGAATATTGCAGCTAACATCACTCTCTGGGCTCTGTGTGATTTCGTGGAATGGCTAGTCCAGAATGATATGTGGCAACATGCCCAGCCTCGCATCACTGTCCACGATTCGATCCTCGTTAACTGTCGCGAGGAATACGTGGATAGCATCAGTCTCTTGCTCAAGCAGTTCCTTGAGGATGCACCTAAGAAGGCGCTTG